CAGCATTTCGCCACCGAAGGTGATCAGCACCACCCGTGGGTTTCTCTAATACAACCATTTTATCCGCATCTAATCCTACGACACCAGTCGCAGTATTTAGATCGCCGTCGGAAAGTACCACACCATCAAGAGGGAGCAAAGACGCTTGATGTAATGTAACAATGCCAGGATTTGCTGTTGTGGCGATTACTTGAGCTCCAGCTTGAGAAGAAATCGATACTAATAGCCATCGTGTTGCAACAACATCATATGTGAAAACTGCTACTTCACCAGGAACAAGATTCATACTTCCGCCCGTTGGCGTCTGAATACGATTGTTCGCAGTAAGCTCATTAGCATCATTTGGCTCTACAACGATATTAAATGTTCCAGCGTTATAAATAGTAATTTTTTTGGCACTAAAGCTAGCTGATATACCTGCAAGGTGCGATAACGCTGCAGCGCCCGTCACCTTAACAAGTGAGTTGCGAACAATTGCTGGCGTAAAATGAACGCTTGTTAGCCACAATACGGATGCTACGCTGCCAACTGAATCAAAGTTTGCCCATGATCCATTGTGATAATAGGAAAACGTCTGAACAGTCGAATCATAATAAAAATCTCCGTCGACAGGATTAGACGGTGCAGTTGTCTGCGGATTAAAATTTACACTTTTGTTAATCTTAAAGCCATTGTCAGCCATGATAATTCTCCAAGTTGAGAACTAAGAGACGACAATAAGCTACATGTCGTATCTTGAGTTCACTATTCCCTCAAAATACTATTACAAAGATTATAACATTAACTTAGTTTTAAGTCCATTTACGCCAAGCATATTTAAATGTGCCGTTGTCTGCGCCAGCAGTACTAGTATATTGTAATTGAATGCCACCAGAAACAATTGCTGATAAAACAACGCCCGTTGCGCCTGTCTGAACTGAACTATCATTAATAGCTACGTTTGTTCCATCGTATGCAATTTTTAAATGACCAATTCTTGCAAAACCTTCTTTTAGAATTGAATATTCAAGGATATAGAAGGGATATGTTGATGGCAATAAAACTAAGTTAGTTGCCACTGGTTGATTATTAAGAATTGTAATTGCACTTGACAGTACGCCTTGTCGCAGACCATTAAATGTCATACTGACATCAGATATATCTAATGCAAAGTTAGAGTTACCTGCTAGAACTCCACCAGAGTTGTATTGGATTGCATTGACAGGAGCAGCGGCCGGTGTAGGAACCGGTGCTGCTCCAGAATATGAAGGCACACCAGCAGGTCCACCAGGGAATGAAGAACTCCAGCGACGGATCGAGTACTTCATTTGTGCGGCAACACCAGTTGAAGTCGTTGTACCGGTTAGTGTTAAGTTAGCACCTGCTACTGTTGCAGCGAACGTAACACCAGAGTTTCCATTAACATACGCGCTATCAGTAGAGACGCTGGCCACGCTACCATCAGTAACGATTCGCATCGTTCCTGTTTCTCGTGCGCTACTGCGTACGATCGAGTAATCAATAAGAAGGTGTTCGCTACCAGCCCATGCTAGAGTGAATACAGTAGTGTTTGTATTATCTACAAGTGATACGCTCTGTAAAGCAGACTGTTCAAAGTAATCAGCACCATTAAAATAACGAACATAGTCGTTGAAGACCCAATTCGTATTATTGAATTTACCAATTTGACGTGCAAATGCTTGACCACTGCGAACCAAGATAGTATCTGGATTGCTTGGAGTTAGTTTTCCATGAAATTTATATTGAGCTGTCCAGCTGGTAATGTTTGTACCTACACCGTTAGCCTTGTACATACGATTGGCGTCGGCTGATAAATTACCAAATACAACAAGTTGATCTGCTTGAACAGATACGTTGTCTATTGTGACTGGATTGCCTGTAGGAAGTGTAGTAGATACAGGGTCAAAGAAGTCGCACTCTACCAATGGCACATCGGAAAGCGCTAAAGGTACTGTATCTAAAGCGCGCTGACCATTCCAAAGATAAACTTCTGAACCACTTAAACGCGACGCGATGACAAAGACATTTTCGCCAACAGGAACTGCAGATGTCGCTGCAACTGTGTAAGTAGGTGTAGATACTGCATTACGATCAATAACAACATAAGCTGATTGATTTACTGCTAATTGTAAAGGTAAACCAGCGCTTGGTAAAGTTACTGTTGCATTCGCGACACTGCCTGGCTGAATAAGTGTGAGAGTACTAGAAGGTGGTGTGAAACTTACATTTTGTAATGAAGGAGTTCCACCGTCGACTACAACCCATGCCTCAACTGCAGTGGTTGCATACTTAATTGTCTTATCTTGTGCTTTATCCATCAACATCGCAGTGTTTTTGGCAACACGTGTTGTTAGATTATCTGTCAGAGCACTATTGTAATTGGCACCATTATTAAAGGCGCCGTAAGAACCAGGTAGGGTGTACACAGGATACGTTTGATCAAGGGCGGTCATACCGATGAAGGCCTGCATATTCGAGATCGTCCCTGAACCAACCTGGATCGTTTCTCCTTGAACTATCTTTGTAATTCCTTCCTCAGAACGCACATCAAGACGTGCAAGAGTTGTTAAACCAGCTGTTTCTGTAGCAAATGTTGCCCCAATTGGAAACTGGAAACTTGTAGCACTTCTAACGTTAACGGTATAGCTACCATTGAAATTCGTTGTTGATTGAACAAAGACTGTGTCGCCAGAATCCAAACCATGATTTGCAGATTCTCGTTGGAATCCATCTAATGTAGTTGCTTGCGTAGTACACAAACCATAGAATCCAGTAAATGCACCAGTAGTTGTATTTGTAGACTTAAAGGTGAATGATCCGCTGTCTATAATATCAACACTATATGTACCTGCTTGTGCTACAGGGGCAGTGACAGTAATTCGATCACCATCAACTAAACCGTGAGCGGCAACGTTAACAATTACACCTTGTCCATCTGCTACCGCAACTGAACCAGAAAGTGATACAGTTGAAATTGATGAGATGGCCATAATGGTATCGCTTCGTTGAGCGAACCACATTAAATTGCCTGCTGCAGCAGTTAAAAGACTATTGTTGCGATTTACGATGGCAATATCACTAGTGCTGTATTCGCCTTGCCAATATCGAGCTCTATCACCACCAACAGGGCTTGAAGTACCTTGATATGTGCCGCCAGTTAAAAGAATAGAGCGAGCATTTGCTGGAGTAGTAGGTGTACCAGAAACAGGTCCGGGCGTTTGAGCTGTATTATAAAAGTCACGAACTTGCAAGAAAAGTACATTATCATCAGATACTTTCTTAATCCAATCGCCTTTCTTTAAGTTGGCAAATAAACCCGTGGCACCCGTAGATGAGTTAACATAGGCCTGTCCGTTTACGAATGAAACGCCTTGATCAAGTGAGTTAATTTTTGCATCACGAACTAAATTTAAAAAGGCAACTTGTTCATTGCTTAGTGTAATTGGGCTACCTGCTGATGCTCGAATAACGATATCAACTGGCATATCCATACTTTTAATATAGAGATCTTCACTCCATGAAAGTTCACCAGGATTTGCAGATGAGTGAGTGTAAGAACCCTTGCTCTTCCAAGCAGTCGCTAAAGCATCATGAAAAAGTTGAATAAGTGAAAATGTCGAAGTATCTTCGTACCAATACGATGTACCACCAAGCTCTTTGAGCTTAGTCATAACGGCATCCATCCATTGCTTCAATGTCTTGATATTCTTATCTCCACCTTGAAAAGGGTTGGGATTAGAAATTGACGTCATTGTTCCATCTGGTTCTTGGCGTGCATAAGCAACATCAGGAAGTGATGGGAATGTAAAGTTCGATTGAGGATCTGGAGCAATACCACCAGTTCCTAGACGGAACATCATGTCGCGGGCATCAGTAATAGAAGTAATAGTAGATGGACCAACAACAATAACCGCTAGCGGTACAGTATTAATGGGAAATGATCCCGTTGAAATACCTAACTGAGCTTGAATAACTGATTCGGTATTAATCTCTTGCGTAAATTCGCCACCAGCACCACCATTTCGATCTGGATCCCAGAGCGCTCTTGCATCTACTGATGTATCAAAAGTCGAAAGAGTGAGATATACATAATTCGTTGTGTTGGTCCGAAGTTGTGGAACTAATGGAGTAGATGCTGAATTACCTTCAGGTAATCCGTGAAAGAAAGGACCAGCTGCTGCTTGCGGAAAGTAAACAATAGAGTCAGCCACTCGAAATGAACAAGTAGGTTGACCAATTGCGCTTCCAGGATCAATAATGTCAAAACCAGATAAAATATATGGTTTAGTTGTGCCGATTAAACTCTGTAAAAAGTAACGCCAATCTCCGGCGGCATAACTATCAATAGATAGTAAGTCGGGTAAGTCAATTCGTTCTGCTGAACTTAAAAGTACGCGGCCTAAGACTGCCAAGGTAGTATCCTCCCGCGACTTTATTTAGGGATTATCGCGGTCTATATCCCTGCTAATTGTACTACAAGTTTGCTTATCTACTTAGTCATAGACGTTGATGGTTCCATACAATTGAACAGGGTATCGGATAATAAAGTCAATAAAGATACCTGCGCTTGCAACTGAAGAAATTAACTCTTGTAGTAGTTTTCTAGCATCTGGCGGATTAGTTAAATAAGGTGGATACTCATTACCCAAACCAGTGGGAATATGAGGTCCAAGTTTACTAATTGCCACCACACTAGCATTAGCATCATGAAATTGTTGAAAAGTGTAAGAAGTATCAATCGCTAAAATATTTTCAGCGGCTTTATAAAGATATTGAATTGGTCCTTCTTGATTGTTTTTACCATAATCAATGACAACGTATCCAGGGCCGTCAGGAATAGTGCTTGTATTTAATGATAAGAGTTTATAAGTCTTTCCAGCAACAATGTTTGAAACAGTGGTGCTTGTGTCAGCACTTAGAGTAAAAGGAGCATCGAGTTGCCAAACATATGGACCTTTTATCCTTGTAGTGTCAGAACTAACAGAAGTAGTTATAATGATTTTGAAGTTATCAGGAGCTAACATCGGTGCTTCTTTTGAGGCAATGCCCGCTACAGCTGCTGTTCCATTAGATCCAATACGATTTACGGTAAACTGAGTTGCCGTTGCTGATGCAACTGCAAAAGGCCCATTGGTATTTTCGCTAAAGGCAACACTTACTCCAGTCGCCGTTGCTGATGCAACTTTCGACATAATGATAGTTGTAGGGCCAGTAATGCTAGAGACCACTGTATCTACAGGAATTCCAGTACCAATAATCATTTGGCCAGGTGATACACCAACAATTGAAGCGACGTTGCTTAGTGTAGTTGAACTAGCAGTAGTGTCCCCAGTTGTTGTTAACACCGGAATTCCTGTGCTTCCTTTAATAAAAATAGCATCTCCAGCAGCAAAATTATTAGCAACTGTAGCTGTAAGAACATTCGAAGTTCTTGATAAAGCAGTAATTGTTACTTCATTTAATGCTGTAACCGAAGGTAGATTTGGAGTAATACCTGTTAAAGTATTGCCCGAAATTCCTGTATATTGATAGCGAACGAAATCCGAAATAACTCTACCATTAGAAGTCACCGTGGTTACAGTTTCGGACGCGTTTCCCCGAAGACGGGCTGTAATAGCAGTAACGGGTTCAATTAAGAAGTATCCTTCAGTAGGAAGCCGAGTCGCATCTTGAACAGTTAAACTTGTTGGTGAAACGATTGCTGTAACAATACCAATTTCACCATTAACGTGCATTCCGCCCTTCGCGTCTCGATTAACGATAGAAGGAGTAGCAGGCATCTCAATAGAGACCTTTCCTGGAACAGTTTCCCATACCAAGGCACGACGGCGAAGCGCGAAAGAGGTAACTTTAACCGGCCTGATCCACTTAGCTTGCTTAGATGTAGTCTGTGAAATGGTTCCAGGGGTTGCTAGAAGGTTTTCAAACTGGAAACTTTTTAATCTAATGTCTACACTCGTAAGGGTAAATGATCCCTTGTTGCCAGCAAGATCACACAAGAAGATATCTCCTGGTAAGAGTGATTCAACTCCGGGTACAGTGCCTGCATTATATGTGAAGGTGACGGTATTGCCGACCTTGGTGATCACCCATTGAGTGTTGCTGCCAGTCCCTAGAGTGTTCAGGAATCCATTTAGTTCAAGACCAATGTTAGCCAAGCCACCTGAGATACTCATTGAGCCTTGAGCGCCGATCGTGTTTGTAAAGATTCTAATGTAGGTTTGTTTCGTATTGCTATCGTAATAAGTAATAGCGTATGAATACTTAGCTTGACGATTGTATGCCGCTACAACTTCATTAGCGGTTGCAGCCGCAATGTTTGTAAAATCGCTAGTACTGAAAACAATTCGTTCTTGATGCACAGCATCTACAGTGATGTTCAAATCCCAAGTATCGCTTAAGGCGAACGGCTCATATAATCCCGTAGACAAGAAGGCAGTCGTAGCCTCTTTAAGAAAGAAAAGATCTAGCATCTCATCAATGATGCGCTTTACTTGCTTAGGCTGATAAGACACAATAGGAATGAACCGTCGAAAGTCTCCGTCACTCATGCCCACAAATCGAGGTCGCTGTAAGTTATTGTTAGCGGCCAAGCGATCAATGTATGGACGACTAGATGTCTTAACAAAGAACTGCTTTCTTACTTCTTCAGCCAGCTGAGCCAGACGCTCATCTTCAGCGCCGATAGCAGAAACAAGACCGCTCCAGTTTTCGTCTGCCCGAGCATTAAAATACTTTGGCAGTAGGTCGAAGATTCTATCAGACTTAGTTTTGTTTTCCATTAGATGATACCGATCGCGTCAGCGAAAATAAGTGCTTTTTCATTTGCTGAAATTGAGATTCTCTCTTGTGAAGGAACGGGAGAGTTGAATGTAACTGCTGCAACTCCCTTTACTTTCATCACTACAGCAGTGATAGCAGAAAGAATAACATCGTCGCCAACACCCAAACCATTTACATAGTCAATGATGGCTGACTTGATATTCGAGGAGATATCCTGAATAGTCGAACCTTCTTTCGTTGTAATCGACAAGATGATCGAAATGTTCTTAATTAGAGGCGGCAGAATTTCAATTCGTGAGCCAACCGCTCGACGCTCTGTAAATGTTGCTGGATCAGGAGCATAGCCATCGATTGTCCGCTGCGCCCGACGTAGCAAGCCAGTATAGAACAAATATCCATCAGTTCCAACAGATGTTATTAGATCATAATTTAGTTTGCCTGCATGTGATACAACAGAGTTGTTTGCTTCTGCAATTTTATATGAACGAGAGTCAGGTAACAAATAGATGTTGCGTTGCAAGTTGTTGGTATCACTAATTGTTGAGTTACTTATTGTTCGATATGTTGAATATTTATAAAGATCATTCTCAACAATGTAGAAGCCTTCTGGTGCAACGCTGATGCTGCGATTAGTCTCAGTGACCGCTGCTGCATTGGTAACCCGGACGAAAGGTCGATGATCGCTTGGATTGTTACCAATTTCGATGATCTCGAACGATCCAGAGTTGCCAGGATTGAACCAGCTGGAGTTAGCAATTGTCTGAACAAATAGCCGGTCAGCCTTAAAGGCAGCATCACCCTCATAGAAGAGAAGATCGTCTGCGCTTTGTAGATTTACGCCAGCATCGAAGGCAGAAGCCATATTGTAGCTAACGCCAAGTGCTGATCCTGTAATACCTGAGTATGGACGTCCCAAGAAAATCTTGGTTGCTGTTGCATAGTTGCCAGTATCGCTGCCAGTTACCTGCACGTAAACAGCCTCATCATCTTCAACTTTCTTAACCCAGGTTCCAGTGGTTACAAGTCTAAACGAACCAGCACTTCCCTCAACAGTAGTGCTATTGGCCGTCCAAGTCACAGAGAGACTATTGATATTGAACGGAAGGATAGTATTGCGGTCATCGATAGCACCGACATGCTCTACAACAACTGAGGTATTGTCCACTGCAATTACTCGGTGCGTGCCGTTGTTCGAACTATTGAATGTCGTTCCCTGGATGATTAGGTAATCATCAACAGCAACTCCACAATCGGCGAAGCGAGGCGAATCGCCGCTGATTGACTCGATGCGAATTAGATCGTTAGCCCCAAGATTTAACAGGCGATATTTGGTTCGTGTCGCGGTAGACGGGATACAGGTTGCTCCGACAACAAGCTCATTAATATCAGCACCTGCATTCGCAAACGTGAACGTTTGAGGACCTGTAACGGTAATAGGTCCATAAGTTCCATCCGCAATAACACTTAAACTGCCGTTAATTATGGCTGATGCGCCAGTGTTCATATTATGTGAAATGGCGGTTTGAACTGTAATTACTCCACTTGTACGCGTAATTGCATTGATTGCAGCAGGAGCCGAGTGAGCTAAGTTCCATTTTACTCGAGGAGTTGGAACAATGTTTACTGTTCCACTGCCAACCGCTGTAGTTCCCATTGCTACACCAAATGGGTTAACAATGTCGAATGTATGAGCGGCATCATTTACCGCGATGATGGGTAGTCCCGCTGTCGAACCATCTTGTGGCAGTTTAGATTGATTTGTGTTTGCCCAACCTGTGCAATTAAAAGCAATCAGTTGATGCCCTGGTCTTACAAGTGCTAACGTTTCTGCATTAGCAATACTATGAGTGTACTGCCAGATTATGCCTGCAGCAAATGGATTGCCATCATAGTCTAAGTAAGAACTAGATACATCAGTAATCGCAAAGGTAGTAGATGCTTGGAAATTAGTTGTTAACGCATTCCAATAATATTCTGCTCTATTGCTAGTTAGTGCTGCAACGCTGACACTGCTAGAACTTGCAAATCGCGTCTGTCGAGCCACTCCTTGACGATTAGAAATCTTAACTGTATCTCCTGTGGAGTAAGTATTTGGAAAAGCACTAATAGCAGCACGCAAATAACTACCTGTTGAGTCAGCAGCTACAACGCTTTGACCAATAACATTTGTTTGCGCACTATTTACTTGACCACCTTGAATTTCAATAGCTCCACTTCCGCCTAATTGCTTTGAAACAATTTGTACACGTTTTCCAGCATCAGCCACTGATACATCTGCAACAATTGGTAACTGTGATAATGCTTTCTGCGTAAAGTGATGCTGTACATTTTTCACTGTACGTGGAACAAGCTTAAAGTATTCTCCTGTTGTGGCATCTTCATTAGGCGCGGTATCCATGCGATAGATTAACGCCGATACGCCAGAAGCTGGAAGAACTAGAGTACTCTTAAGCGTGAAGTTAGGATTGGTGTTTGAGAACGTTTGGATTTCAGCGGTACCATCAAATAAAGAAACTTGGCCACCGACATTAGCATCATCAACAATATGTCCATTTGCTAAAGCAGTTGCGTTAGAGACAAACGTATACCAATCTTCGCGAGTTGATGTTACGATAGTTGCACTTGGTGAACCAATTGCGGCTGCAACCATGATATTAGATGCGTTGACAGCAGTAACAATATCAGACACGGCTGTTTTAATAAGTGGGAAGAAATTAACTAAGTTAGTGTTGGAAATTGTGAGTGTTGCTGCAGTGGCACCACGCATATAAAGACGAACAGTGTTACCGCTTTTATTCTTAACACCAAATTGCCCTAAGTAATTAGAAGCAAAACCACAACCACTTAGAAAGCTAACAACGTCATTTACAACAACAGAAGTTAAGCTACCACTACCAAAAGCAAAGTCATAGAAGAATCCTGTTCCGGCAGCTCCACCAGGGAAATTTACTGTTGGATTAGCATAAGGACCAGTAACTACAACTGTTGAAGCTGATGGAATGGCTGTGGGACGTGCAGTTCCAGAACCAAAAGAGTAAGTTAGTAAGTTCCAAGATGGTGTGTTAACAAAAGTTGTTGAGTTATCTGAATTAGGTACTGTTGGATATCCAAGTCGGAAACGTAGTTTATTGCCATTTGCGCCATATTCAGCAGCACGAATAACAAATTTACCGAGACCACTTGTTGTCCCACCGCTTGCGTACCAGTTACGGGCACGCATTAGAACGCCATAATCGCTAAAATCAGTATTGTTGAGACTAGTTCCCCAAACATTTACAGTACTGAAATCAATTCCTGGCTCATTGTCTGTATCATTGGCCGAAAATTCAGTACTCGTAGGAATAAAGGAGAGTGAGTCGCTACCAGAATTCATCTGTCCAGTACGTGCTGCAGGTACACTGATTGTCTTAATGACAGGATCTTGGTCCATAACTACTACGATGCCATCATCTTGATTCATCTGTAGAGATTGGAATGCTTCAATGCGGTCACCAATCCGGTGATCAAATAAAGTACGAGCCGCACCTTGTTGTGTACCAACAGTGATTGTTGAAGGAATAGCTTTAATTGATCTAACTTGTCCTTCGTTGTTGCCACCTACAAAAAGAAGCTGATCAGAGAGATCGATATTCACATCTCCTGGACTTACGAGTACTGGACTAGTTAATAGTTCTGAGTAAGAACCTGCATATGGATAAGTATCAGGGCTAACATTAGCTGATACAGATGCAAAAACAGCAGGATATTTGGCGCGTTCCATGAAGCTATTCTGAGACGTAATAGGTTGCATCTTAAGAAAGCCCAACATATCTTTTGCTGGTGTTTTGTTAGCAATGAGAGGCGGATTATTTGCTTGAGTTGCATCAGTTGCTGTAAAAACAGCCGCTGCATTACCACTTGAAACTGGAATCGCAATACTACCAACATCTTCTGTTGCAGAAGTGATTTTGACAGAATTGGTTCTAAAGATTGAAGCCTTGGCACCAACAATGGCTATATTAATAGATTGCACTAAATCATCTAATGAAGCTGAAAGCGGATTGGTGAGATAAGAAGCTGTCCAAAGTTGAGGATAGACATCTGTCTTGAATACCGAGAAATCAGAAAGTGCGGAAACACTTGAAATGGTTACAGTTTCAGCTACAATGTTATTATTCCAAACTTCGATGTATGTATCAGTTGCTGCCGTAAGATGAGCTCCGCGTGCAACTACTTTAAATAAACCGCTGTTATTTGCTGAGACCCAATTCGTTGCTAAACTTGCGTACGCAATATAAACGTAGTGACCAGGTTGAACATTACGAAATGCATCAACGTTGTTTGCCATGATTCGCATAACACTCGAACCCTGGTTTGAAAAGACTAGCGGTGTATCTACAGAAAGATTAACACCGACCTTATCGCAAAAAGTTGAATCTACACAAACAACCATTTGAGGCTGACGACCAAGAGCATCAGTATCAAAATCATAAGTACCGCCAGATGTTGAAGTTGAAACAATAAAACCCTTAGCGTCTGCAATACCTGCCGAGATAACGTCATCCTGAGCAACTTCTGTTAGAAGGCGAATATTACCCGTAGAACGATTGATCTCGAATTGTGATGATTGGCCAACCGCTGAAGTTGCATTAGACCCAAGTATAGAAGCTCGATATGTACCACCTAAAATTTCAATTGAAGCATCTGCACCACGTTTGTTGCTGCTGAGTTGCATGGTGAGATTAGGCGTTGTTTGAGCTGTTATGCCAGCTACTTTCGAATTGAATGCTGTAATCCAATCTTCAAGGGCCAGTGCAGCAAATGATGTTGCATTAGGAAAATCAGCTAATGAAAAGCTCACATTCTGCGCTGGTGTTCTGTCTACAGAAATGAGTAAATTGCCTGGGCTCAATAGATTCCAAACAGCAAATGGTAGCGTTTCTACAGTAGCAATTCGCTCTCGTTGACGTAAACGGGTGCTATTCTGGAATAAAGCAATGTAACTTACTTCATCGACGGGAAAATTAAGAAGATTGTTAGCATACAACATTTCAGTATCTGAGTCGCGAATAGGTACAACCTGCATAATTTCAGCATCAGGTTCGACAGCGAAGATCAGGATATTTGACGAGTTATTTGTAAGTCGTGCTTTGAAAAGAGTTGACTTGTTGTTTATAGCAGCAACAATTTCTGACAATGTTACGATTGAGATATTTGAGAAATCTGAAGCAGTAAAGACAATAGTTTCTTCTGTGCCATCTACTGCTACACGAAGAAACATTTGATCCAAGAATGCAAAAGGACCAGAAGCATCATTAATAACCTGTACTCTAGGAAGAGGATAGTTGGCTAATTGTAAAAATTCTTCTGTACCATTTGCTCGAGCGACAAGAACATCGACAGTTTGACCAGCTTGTGAAGGTTGGAAACCATTTCCATCATCAATATATAAGATAGAAGGATCTCCGACAGCTAATGATTGAGAAAGAATTGCCGATGCAACCCGTTTGTTTTCATCGGGATCAGAGACACCGATAACTGCACTTAATATTGCAGGAGATGTACCACGAGCAAGTGAAGCCGCGTATGACTTGATACGGTTTCTTAATTGCACGTCTGTTTCAATGTCAGAGCCAGTCGAAAAAGCAACCGTATTAGTAACTGCAGCACCGACGAAAGGAGCAGAGTCAAACTGACGAATTGTGTTAAGTAAGGCGTTGCTTTGAGTACCGGGTGTTTGTGCTACCACTAAAACGCCGTCAACGAAGTCTTCTCCTGCAGGAATGACGGCATCTCGAATAGTACGATATAGAATTTCTGGGTTCTGATTATTAGCAGGAATTTTGACAGTAGTGCCCGCTGAAATGACTCGATCAGGCTGTCCTTGTGCGTTGATAACCGTGTCGGAAGCTAAATGATCTTTCTGTAAGGCGGCGCTTAGATTAATCTGTGAATATGTAGAGAATACCGTGATGCTGGTATAAGAAATTGGTCCTTCGAAGGAATTCGTTCCACGTCCAATGTATACAGAACCAGAAGCAGCCCAACCAGTTGTATTGTTAACAAAGAGAACAGTCTGTCCAGAAATTGGTGCAGGCTTTAAGCTATATAACCCCGTACTCTGTTTAGTGATGTTGGTATTTTGGAACTTAACAGTCCCTGTTGCTGCTTTTGCAGAATATCTTGCTAATCCTAAATCTGCCGCTTTATTATCAAGATCATTGTTACGGATTGCATCAACGTTCAATAGTTCAAGAATGTTAAGGATAGCGACGTTGTTGTCAAAGTCTTGGCTAGCACATGCCTCTAACAGCGTAAGAAAGACTGAACCAGGATTAACATCGCTTAGTGGGGTCTCGGCAACAATCTTTCGAACCATGCTGCCTAGGATCTGGTTGAAGCTTTTGATTTCAATGCTCACGATGTACCTCGGTAATCTTAAAGTTTGTTAAGTAAGTAGCGGCTTGGTTAATTCTAACAGGGTCTTCATTAAGCAATCCAAGGGCTTGATTGCATTGGCTATGAAGAATTCCCCTTACTTTATTAGTTTTATGGCAATGATCTACTGCAGCCCCAATTTTAGTAGAAAAATCCAGCGGTTGATTACAAACTTTGCAACAAAAGTCTTGCTTATAGGCTAGCCATCCATAGTCTTCTAACGTTAGATTATAATTCTTTAAAATACTATGTTCATAGGCGCAACGTTGACAACGTTTGCCTGTTTTGTAGGCAAAAGCCTTACAATTGATTTCTGCGCATAGTCTATCTATTCTAGCCCTAAACTTGTTATCTCGCCGTCGCAAACATAGTTTGCAAGCTCGAATAGATCCATCTGGGTTAGTAGAACGTTCGGTTTCTTTACCACATTTCCTACAATACTTAATAATCACTCATCGATTATACTTAAATATTAACAGTGAATGTTATTGGTAAAAAAGTATTTGAACCAGTTAACTTTACTACTAAGGTAATGTCATAAGCCACTGCAGTAATACTAGGGTTTCTAGTTACATCTAAACTTTGGATTCTATCGAAACGCCCATCTGATGTAATTTGAGTGTTGATGGCCTTAATAAGAGCGCTTTTGGCTTCTTCACTCTGAGTCGTTGGCGTTCCCATTAAGTTTATGAGTCCGAAGTCAGGATGACGACGGTTGGTTCCTTGTTCGGTTAACATCTTGGCCTTAATAGCTTGAATAGCATTATCAAGTCCGTAGCTTAGAGTTAGATCTCCATTTGGAGTAAGCAGTAATCCGCCAGCTTCACTAACTGCAAGATCAATTTTAGTACTCTTTTCATCAACTGCAGAACCAGCTAAAAACCAAGGAATTTCATCTGTCCGAGAATTCGATAGTTTTTTCTCTGAAGGGATTAGAATGTATTGTGAGCTATTGATAGTATTTGGCTTAAATATACGAATGCTAGCATTAGCATTAAGTAAATATAGATCCATATTAGCATCTCCACTTACGGTGAGGATGATTTCGCCCGAAAGTGGGATTTGTTTAATGCCTGTGATTGTTCGTTGAGTAGGAAAAGGGTTCGTATCTGACTTAATTAAGACAAATTGATTGATAAAGAATCTATTGATATTTTGAACTCCAAGTGAATCGATTGCAGCAATGTTAATTTGATTGCTTTTGCCATTAGCTAAAAAGAATAATTGAGTACCAATCTCATCAATGTATGGTTCTTTAAGTCCATTAGCAATAGCAATATCTATCCATTTATCCGGATCACCTAAAACGCGTTTTGCGAGACTAGGTAAATCTTCTCGTGCGTTTAGTTTAATTAACTTGCCTGATTGATGTTGTCCAATATTGATATCAGGATTATTGGCATTGAGTCGTGCTAATGCAAATGGATCAATAGCAGTATCTACAGCAAAGAGATTAGCAAGAATGAAGTCAATGGTGCTCAATTGCTGCTCAACAACTAACATTAAGTTTAAATCTGTTATTGAAGCAGTACCTTGAGCTCTAATAGGTGCTCTGTCATAAACACTATTATAATCTGGATCACTTAATCCAACTGTGTCGGCTAATCGATCTCGATATGACCTCAGTGTTTTCTTAATGTTTAAAAAATCGATTTTTGAAAACAATTGAAGCGCTGTTCGTCTATTGGTTAAAAGTGTTTGCTCTTCATTAGTAAGAGGAATACTTTGTAACTTAATATTGTCAAAGACAGGATAAAACCTGTAATAGATGCTATTAGCAGCAAAAGGATTAACATCTGTCGTATTGGCTCGTTGCTTATTGATAAAGTCAGTTAAATCATTTAAGGTAGATAGATAATAATCAGGATCTCTAGTTCCCTTTGCTAAATTTAGCAATCTAGGTTTTAGAGTGGACCAATTATCACGAAAATAAGTCCATCGCATAGGAATGATTTCAGGCATATCAGATAGAGTCACAGCTTCTCCTGTGTATTCTTTAAACCAGAAGCCTAAATTAGCTGATGCTTGAAGTGTGTTGTTATCCACTAATGCCATTATCGCCCCAATTGATTAATACCATTTGCTACTGAATTCAAAATGTCTCTTGCTCCAAGCGCTCGGTTCTTAGCTTCAGCAAGAAACACTGATCCTTTGATACCATTAAGACCTAAAGACGCAAGCATATCTTTATCAGAATTTAGCTTGTTTGATGAGCCAACTTCCTTAAGATTGTAACCTCTTAAAACTATGCTATACATGTAAAGCATAGGATTTTCTTTATCACGACGTAATACAAATGACTTAACAACTACATTATATTCGTTGTTATCTTTATAATTGAAAAATACGAGTGGATGTCCACGATTTTCAGCACGAACAGTGTTGTCAATCGAACCATCAGATGTATTAGTTCCCGATACATCCTTCTTATATTTTAAAAAGAAACGATATAGGTTGTGAAATGCTGCATAGCCAGTTTGGTCTAAAAGTAGACCGCTTTTAGCTGATCGTCCAACTTGATCAGAAATACCACTAACTACCTTGTCAGCTACACTTAATGTTTTTGCAAAAAAGCCAGCGGCTGCTGTACTTAAACTTGTTTGAATGCTAAAAGAAGAACGACCTGTTTGCTGAGTACCGTTATTAAGATTTGCAGTCTCAGAAGGTGACATTGGTACAGTATATTTTGGCCCCATACCCGTTGTTCCTTCAATAACAATATCAAAGTAACGAACCGGCGAATGTTCTTCAACTGTACCGTAAATAGTTGGAACAATAGTTGTAGCAAAATGCGTTGTAATTGTTAAATTGCTAGGTCCAATGGGCAAAAACATGACCGTTTCTTCCCCTGTTTTAGGAAGAAATCGAAAACCATATGGTTTAGCAGTGTACCAGTTGCTTAAAATTGGCTTGTAATCAGCATTTGAATAAAGAGGATCTTCGTTGTCATTAACAACGGGACCCGTACTAGGAGTAGGTAAGATGTTATCGGCCATAATTCAATTATAACTTACGTTTACTTGGTCTTCGTAACACTTGATAGAAAGTTAGTTAGTGCTCCAGCTGCTTCGAAGCTTGCTATTGCGGCACCAGCTTCTGCGACCGCTGTACCAGCATTAAGTACTGAAGTCGCTGCGATAGTAACCTGTGGGGCCGCGACAACTGGACCAACAATAGGAACTACCATTGAAGCTCCAGCCGTAGTAAGTGCTGTAGCTGCTGCTATTAGTGCAACAGAAGCTGTAATAAGTTTTTGACTCACTGTGTCATTCATAGTCTTTTGTTGACCGCGGAAAGTAGTTCCAATGACAACCCATTCGCTTGCACTCTCATCGCCCAAACGAATCTTATCACTTTCAACTACATATAGTGGAGTGTGTACTCGAATTTCTTCTGATGCATTCCCCTTGAATTTCTTAGTCGTATAAGTAATGCTATCTTTAGAATCAATTATTGTAATTTTGTTAGTTAAACTTACCTTTTCTTCACTTTTCTTAAAATTAAGATTAATTTTGCCAGAGAAAATGTCAATTGTGCCATTCTTTTTATCAATAAATAGCTTTTGAAATTTGTCTCCGTCTGTAGCTTCATCACTGAGTGTGAAACTACCCTCTTTATCCCACTTCATATAGGATGTACCTACATCAGTGTTATATTCTGGCGTAACAATAGGTTGATTTGGAGTATCAGAAAGTTTGTCTAAATTAGTTGGTTGACCTTTAAAGGTAAGTTTCCATTCGCCATCCTCATTGATTGACGTTTCTATACCGTTGAACTCGGATCTATATTGAGGTCCTTTGGTACTGTTTAAGAATGAAGTACGAGCAGGATGAGTCATCCCGCCAAGAATAATTCCTTCACGACCGCTGCCACCAATAAAGCCTACTAAAACCATATCGCCAGCTAATGCTAATGTTCCATTCTGATTATTGCTGGCTTGGTTATAGTTATAACCGCGCAATACAATATCTTCATAGTTATATACACCGCCTAATTGACGCATCATTCTGCAAGGCACGATAAGAGTATCGTTCTTGCTATACACTTCAACCATGTATCTAAGTTCATTGGTATCTTTAACGTTTCTAACTTCTCTAACAACACCAATAAGCAGACGATTATCCTGTGAGCGAATAGCGCTCATCATGTCAGAACCAGGCCAAATAGAACTATCGCGTACGTCCATAATTATTCACCCTCGGGCGAATGGTGCGCCGTAGATAGCATAGTTCTACCATTTTTAGAGTCTTTCTTATTAAGAAAACTAGCTAGAGTATCAATAGTGCCTTCTCCAATAAGTCGCTTTTCAGCGTCAACAAAGATTCCTCTCACAAACTGAATAATAGTTTGGAATGTGCGGACACCACCGTCTGCATCCATAGTGAAGTTGTTAGCTACAGATTCAACGTGAGCTAGAACATAGATAGGATCTTTTTTAGGAGAACTACCATTATGATTTGAAGTTGCTCCAATTAGTCCAGCATCAAACATAATGTTGTCACCTACAGGAATGTATTCCCCACTTCCAACCATAACAATTGTTCCATTCAATAGCTTATGGCTATCAAAGTACCACTCTTTAGCTAAATGCACCCATTGACTAATAATATTAAAGTTAGGAGTACTTTGTAAATTGAAAGGTAACTGTCTAATTGAGAAAATTATAGGTCGGAACCCCTCACGATCAAAAACCTCAGATGTTGAGTTATTACCTTGATATGCCTGTGATCTAGCTTTGATCAATCCACTAAGACTATTAAGCTCATTGATGTCTGCTTTAATCTCTAAAAAATTGTATTTGTCCGCCCAGTTGGTTCCAGCATTGATACTAATTACTGATTCATCGTGTAATCTATGAGTTGCAATGTTTTGAAACAAAGAGCGCATTCTAGGATCAATCTCATTTGGCGCAGCTGGTACATCAGTGTATGAAAAAGGCTTGATGCGAGCATAAAGAAGAAGTTGAGCGCTATCTCCGGACCATTTCATTTCTGGGTATAGTTCGTTCATCGCATGATTGCAGTTTTCTTGTAGAAGTGACCAAAGCGGATTCTGCCCAGTAAAAGCCCCGGTATCTAACCATCCAACTCCTGTTAAATCTGGAGTACTCAAATCATAGTCATCTTCACCTTTTAATGGACCCCAGACTACATTTAAGAGTTTAGTCATTGATGTAGACTTTGAATCATCGCCTGCTCCATCAATGAAATTAAAATAGTTAGTTACGCTACTAGGTAAGGAAACATCGTGAGTGGCTTTTGCCAAGCGTTCCGTGGCTGGTAAATTAAGCGGACTGCCAAAAACAGACAAAATTGTTTTTAGGTTTGTAGGAATTGAAAGTTTAAGAACATCATTATTCTCTGAAAAGACGCTTTGCGAAAACTGTTGATAAAGAGCACTAGCCATCGTCTTTCCTTGATCTGATGGATCTTGGACAATAGGATCAACGTACACAGCATTTGTAAAAATGCTACACCAATCTCTACCAGACACAATATATCTGGTTGAGCGAGCACCTTCAGAATCCACAGATACATCAGTTCGCACTGAATCAATTCGACCTAACATCTTCACTTGATCATGCTTAGCTCTAATAAATGAACTCTTATCTAAAGGTACATCTGCCATTAGAATAGCACACCAGCTTCCCGGGGTGAGAACAGAAGTCCAGTTCCGTGTTGGTGCTAACATAAAGTTAAAGTTTCCAACAGGATCACCTTTGGTCTTATTAGTTGAGATCGACATAAGAGAAACTGTACTAATGATAATCTCATTTACTTTATCGAAAGAACCAGTAACTCCACGAGCTGAGATCCGATCGTCGTAGTTCCAAACAATAACAGCAGCATGCGGTGTGCTAATTAGTCCCATGATTTAGAATTTTCCTCTAGTCTGTCCATCTTTTGGTAATTTAGATAAAATTCTGTCCACTTCTTTTGCTATACTAGCTGTTTGTTGCTTTAGAATTGCGCCAAAACTTTGTGACACTACTTTCATTGCGTCAGTACTAGCTAATAAATTTGCTGCAGCATCATTTAGTTTTCCAGAAGAAGTATTTAGATTAGTCACCGATTCGCCAAATCCTGCTGCTGTTTTTGAAGCTGCATCAGTCCAAGCTTTTTCCGCATTTGCACCAGCAGAAGCAAATGCATCACGACCAGATTGAGCAAGTGCTTGAATAGCTTGTCTTCCGCTGCCTCCACCGAGAAGGTTAGCGCCTTGAGCCATCTGTCCTGCTTCTGCCATGCCGCCTAAACGTTTTTCAAAAGTTGCTGCACCACGAGCAGTACCAGAAGCTTGTGCTTCCATTTCAGCAAGAGTTTTTTGAACTTCTGGCGGAAGTTGAATTCCTGCAAGAGAGAAGGCATTTGCGATGGTGGCTGCAGGATTCTTCCCGTTGATAGCTAATCCACTTGCTACACCTGAACGCAAGTTTCTCTGCTCATCAGTAAGAACACCCATATTCTTGCCAGTGATCAAAGCGCTAAGTACGTCGTTATTGCCTCCACCTTTAAGTTTAAGACCTTCGGCAAGCAAACCTCCAGGAGAACCTGTGGCATAACCGACACCGCTTTGCTGTGCTAGTTCAGAAACACTGGCATTCACGCCTAAGATGTTAATCAACTTTCCATCTTGAAATAACGACGGATCCATGTTTCCGGTTTTAACACCTCGACCTTCCAAGAATTCCTTTAATTCTTCAGGCGATTTGTCTTTATAAGCCCCGAGCATATGAGTAGGAATTTGAGTAAGTAAGGCAGCAGACATACGGTCTGTTCCTAAACCCAAATCTTTCATATTTCTATCTACGTTAATAATGCCAGGAAAGCTAGCTGCAATATTGTGTCGAGCACCTTCATTGCCTTGGTAGGTTTGATAAGCAATCTTTGCAGCCATTTCCTTATTAGGATTTGTCCGATCAATAGCCGCTAAGATATTTTTAGCGAGGAATTCTGTGGGATCTGCTCCACCACCCATCATTACAGATTCTTCAGTCATACGCGCGGTATTCTCAACAATGAGATCAATAGCCTTAGAGCTCTTAAGTGCATGTTGCATACCTTCTTCAATTAATTTTGAGAGATTCTGTCCTGCGTCTCCAATACCTGCAGCCCCAAGCGTTCCCATGCGTTGCATGTTAGTTGTCGCTGTACCGAATCCAAGTTTTTCAAGACCGGCAGCATCAAAAATTTGGCCAGCGCTGAACATAGATCCCATTGCTGAAGCACCAGATAATGATAATGCGGCCATCTCTTTACCACCAATACCTGCAGCAGCCATATTGCTCAAGAATGCACTGCCGCCAGCTTGATTTAAGAAGCCTTCGCCTGCAGTACCACCCATTTGTCCCGCTGCATCATTAATCCCCATGATGTAATCGCGATATGTCTGGAGTTGTCGACCTGGAATACCATTAATAGCTTGTGCAGCACCAACAACTGCGTTTGTGCTGTCGATTCTTAATCGAGCTTTTTCTGTTTGACGATACCACGCGGCACCTTCTTCAATAGCACCGCCAACACCAGCAATAACGCCACCCGCTCCGCGAGCAATGTTTTCAGTTGCTGAAATACCAACTAACTCACCGCCTGCACCACCGATACCTTCTGCTATTTGAACGCCACCTACGACTCCTTGAACGCCCATACCGACAAGTCGCATTGCGTGGACAGCATCCATACGTCCAGCTTGCTGATTTCCAAACTCACTACCTGTTTGCCAAGCACCTAATGTCATGCGTGCAGTCATGTCACCCGCAAGCGCGTTATGCCACATACTGTATTTTGCATTCTCCATGTTGGCAGCTGCAGCAGTATTTTGTACCATCTGCATAGGTTGATTGATGGCTACGTTCTGAAATATTCCAGAACCCATTGCGAGAGCTTGTGCTACAGCCCCAGCAATAATCTTTTCTGAAGCATATCTATCGCTGCCTCCAGGAAGACCGCGCGCTTCATGGATATCCTCAAATTCTTTAGCTGCTTTTTCAGCATTTTCATTCATGCTTTCAAGTTCTTGCGTAGTCTTACCAGCAGAATTACGAAGTTCTTCGAGAGCTTTAATTAGCTTCTCAGCTGCTTCTGTTTCTTTCTTTTTTAATTCCAACGGACTAAAGGCACCAAGTCCCTGACCAGATAACATTTCTTGTTCTAGACGATCACGACCTAATACACCAGCTGCTTTATCAGCAGTGCCAATTAATGCTCGTTGACGACCTTGCGGGTCAAGTCCTTGCTGTTTTAACTGTTGCATGGCCAAAGTGATTGGAACCAATTGTTGCGCAAGTTCCTTCATTTGTCCAGCATTTTGCTGTAATGTTGTTGCTGAATCTATGTTAACGCCATTAGGTCCAATATATGAACTTGCTGCCTCTCTAGATTCTTGTCGCAGTTCATTCATTTGATGAAAAATGCCAGCTTTCTGAACTGCTAGAGAGTTATAACCTCGAGGAGTAAGCGCTGCACCTGCAATTTGAGCTTCTAAGGTATTAGAGGCTGAAGTAACATGCGAACCAATGGCACGTTCAGAGTACTCTCTACCAATAACGTTGACTGCTTGTGTATTTAGACGTTCTCTATTAGCTTCATCATGAATACGTAAGCGTTTATCAAGTTCTGCACCAGTCTTGATATTTCCTTCAAGTGCTTTCTTGTATTCAGGAAGAGCATTTACTGATGGTTTAATTTTACCAAGTTGAAGCATCTCATGACGCTGCTCATGTGCTAATTCGCGCCGACGGCGAAGTTCACGGATGACCGCTGGCTCATTGTTATACTGTTGTTCGAGTCGCCCTAGATCTGCTAATCCAAAGTTATCGTCGTCATCAAGTGTATTTACGCCCATTCTTATTCCTCGTTAAACGACTCATCTATGTCTTCGCCAAAAGAATCACCGTATACTTCTTTGTATTTTTCAAGTTGTTCATTCATCCACTTGATATTTTCCGGGTCTTGAGCAGGATTATTATTAGATGCGGCTTTTTGGAGTTCAGCAAGTTCTTTTCTTTCTTCTTCCTCTGCCCAATCAAGTACCTCTTTTTCCTTGACTTCTTCCATTTTATCAGCTTCTTTGATAACTCGCTCAGAGTCAGCCTTTTGACGTTCCATTTTGTCATAGAACTCATACAGCAACTCTTCAAGCGTATAGCTTTCGAGAAGTGGATCTTTAAGAGGACGATTGTAGAGATTAGACCACCAGCTCTTTAAAAAAAGAACCATCTGGCGTTCTGTAGTAAGAGAAGCTCGAGCGTTATAAGCGGCTATAGCCCTTATACATTCGACTGTGGTTGGTTCTCTAGACTCTGTTCCTGGAGCTTCTTGGTTTTTTCCTTCAACTTGTTTCGCCATTCGGTCTCCGCTCCCAGGACTTTATTATAAAGCGAAGTGAGTACATCAATGTCCGTGAGATTGTATCCACCGTCGCTTTGCTGCCACCACGTAGGACCGTCAACAATGCGATGACGTAGGTTGGCTAGAATAACAGCAATACCGGCAAGTTCATCCGTAGGATTGGCATAGTTTCCTAGAAGACGTGTCTTTTCAAGCTCTAAGAGATGTTTCTGGCGCATGTTAAGTAGACAAAGCACCGTGAACTGACCATCGTACTTCTTGCCAAGATCACTAGTAAAATCAAAATCAATAACAGTTTGTGTGGATGGTAGGTCCATATTTTCTCCAGTATGTGCTAAAGCAGTTATACCTAATTATGCAAGGTCAGGAATCAGTCCAGAAGGAAAATCCCCTAATACTTGTTTTTCAGTATGTAAATCACCATTATCTGAAGTGATTGTTTTAGCTTTTGCTCTAGTATTAAAGTCTTTTGGCACTGTCGGCGTTTTCTCATCTCTAAACCCGATAGCCATGAAACTTAAAGATACTTGTGCAAGATCATCTACACGAATATCTTCCTGTCGACTAGTAATGACAGCTTGTGGTGCATAAAAAAGTAACTGATTAGTTGTTGAATCTCTTACTTCGATAGTAATGTATTGGTGAAACAGAAAACTCAAGACGTCTGCTTGCCATAGTTGAACGCCTATACTTTCACCAGGAATATGAAGTGCAGAAATATTGCCACTAACTCGAATCGACTTAGGCGCTAATTCTTCAGGAAGCGGGTTGTCGACAGTATTAATTTCAGTAAATAACGTATCAATGCGCCATTGAACATTAAATGCAAAGCCAACAGGTCTGTGGTTTACCTTTAAAAGACATCGCGCGCCACTCATATACTTAGCGCTTGGACGAGTAGAGATAATGCCGCTTAAATTACTAGCAGCATTGTCAAGTAATCGTTGAGTAATTTCCGGAATGTTATTAAATCCAGCTGACATTAGATACCACTCGCATTGGCAACGAACCCATCGCCGTCAAGATATAACGCTACGAAATTAAATCGCTCAGCAGCAGGTGATCTTTTGCTGATGCTAAAATCTGCTTGTGTAATTCGGGCCTTTCTAATATTCAATACGCCTAAATAATCTACTGTGGAGTTTCCACCTGGACCAGAACTATTTAAACCAGGAACTGGTCCACCATCTAAAATTTCAGTAACACTTTGTACTAAATTTGTTGAAGATGTTCCCGTACCTACTGGTACCTTTTGATAAACTTGAATATCAAAGGTTGTTCCTTTATTAAACGAACTAGGATCTAAAGACTCATGAGCTCGACCGTCGTTGCCAACTCCATTACGAGCTAAAAAATCGCCAAGTTGGCCACCCCATGCTGTGCCCCAGTTGCCAACTCCGTTGCCAGCGTCATTTTCAGCTAAACCACCCGAATGTTGTCCTGGTCCTAAAGCTTGCTTAATTCCCTTAGCATAACGGATAACAGTAAAACTACCAGAAACCATATACCCGAGAGGTTCAACCGAATCTCCCTCATACTTTCCTAAAACTTTTGGAACTTTCGTGATAACTTGTACCGAACAGGTAAAATCTTGACAAAAGGCAAGAGTTTTACCATTTAATCTAATTTTAGCTGTTGCGCCTGTAATAAAAGAAGGTTTCATGCTAGCCATATAGTTCTCATTATAGACTAATAATACTTAAAGAAAAAGGGCTAAACCATAACAGGTTTAGCCCTTCTCCATCTCGAACAACAAACTTATTACGCGCTTAGATCAGTATCGCCAGAGTTACTTGCAGTGAAGCTATCATCGCTTGCTAGGATGCCAACGAATGACATACGATCAACCATGATTCCACGCTTGTTTAGACCAGCTGACTTGTTGTTAAAACGACAATCAGTAATAGTAATTACTGTACCAACTGATGCATTAACGGTGCTGTTAATACCAGGAGCGGTCTTTTGAAATACGGCAAGATCCCATGTCTGTGAAATAATTAAGTTACCAGGATCAAACTGATCTGAACCACGACCACCAGTTGTCCAGTTTGCTCGACCTAGACCGTTACCACCGGTATTCGTACCAGGCATGTTGTTATTACGAGCAATTGCTGTATAACGAACAATTGAAAGCTCGCCAGCAACAGAATAATTTACGGGTTCGTTGCTAACTGCCTCGTATCGTCCCATCGTTTCAATAGGAATTGTGTCTACGCTTACTCGATATGAAACATCTTGTGCATAAGCGAAGGTGAGACCACCTGCTTTAATTTTAGCTGTTGCGCCTGTAATGAATGATGGAACTTTACTTGCCATTGTGTTTTCCTCGGGGTTCGGTTCCCCATACCAAGAATTTAAAAGTTACTACTTGTAAATTATAAGCCTAAAAGGAGCTAAGTACAATAATAAAATATGTACTTATACCCAGCAATTTGTGGTTACTGTGGAAAAGATCGGTTTTCTTTAGACAACCTAGTAACATTGTGTTCCGTGTGTCATGAAAAGTTCCATAGTAAATTTGGTCGTGGCTCAAATACTAAAGAACAATTTAACCTTTTTAAATTAGATATCGGTGTATAATGAATTTGTATTAGGAAAGACTCATGGAAAATCTTCTTCCACAGCTAGGCTTTAACCTCTTCCCCTTCGGGGAATAATACACTTTTGCCCTTAAGTGGGCCAATCCACCAAAGACTTAAAGTTTCAGGAAGTAGCTCAGAGGAAGAGCACTCACCTTGGAAGTGAGGGGTCGAGATTTCAAAATTCTCCTTCCTGACTTAATGCAATAAAGAGGTCTTACTATGAGAAATAGAGAGAAACAAAGGAAAGCTCAAGAAGAGTGGTACAAGAATAATAAAGAGCATATGTTGCAAAAACAGCGTGATCGAAGAACAGAGTTGAAACGCTGGCTAAAAGAAGAAATTTTAGCTGGAAAAACTTGTTCGCGTTGTCCAGAAAACCACATTGCCTGTTTCGACTTCCATCATAAAGACCCTTCTTTAAAAGAATTTAGGATAAGTGAAATGAGTGAAAGAAAACTTAGTAAAGAAAAAGTTTTAAAGGAAATTGAGAAATGTGAAATTTTATGTGCCAATTGTCACAGAAAGCTTCATTTTGAAACAAAAAATTAATTGACGGTCTGATGGCGTAATTGGTAGCCGCAACGGTTTTAGAAACCGTCGTCGAAAGGCGTGTGGGTTCGAGTCCCTCTCAGACTACTCGGAATGATAGCTCAATTGGTAGAGCGCTGGTCTGAAGAGCCAGGCGTTACAGGTTCAAGTCCTGTTCATTCCACAAATAAGTCTACGAACTTAATATCTGTTCTAGATGCAGTTTCGTATTTAGTAGGATCTGCGAACATATCTAAAAGTGGCGAATTTTCTACAAATTCATTATAATTGGTCAATATTTTGTGACTTAGTATTTCATGAAGAACCACCTGAAGCATGTCAGGATGCGTAGCTCTAGATAAGACATCAAGATAAGTTATTGTATAGATCTGTGGTGGCATTACAATAGGTCCAATTACACGCACAGCAAATTTATATTCAAGGCTTGTTAGAGCTAATTTAATAACTTCAACTTGAATGAAATTGTATTTCATTTACCTGTTATACAAATAAAAACCCCCACCAAATTGGCAGGGGTTTTTACATCTATTTTTTTAGATTTTATTACGCAGTACCAGATGCACGCTGAAGGTTGATTGTGCTCAATACGAAGTCAATACCTTCGACTAGTTTCACAGTAACGTTTACATTAACAGTGTTACCTACAAGCTGAACTTGTAGCTGCTTGAAGCCCTGTTTAGCGTCTGATGTCGAAACCGTAATACCTTGTGCTAGATATGTACCAAGGATTGATTCGCATGTCTGAGCAATTTCTGCAGCTGAAACAGTGTTCTTAACACCGACATAAATATTCTGTAGTTGTGTACGGAAGTCATATTCAAGAACATCTGCTGCATATAGAACGTGGGCGCGATTGTAAACCCAGTTTCCGTCTCGACCATAAGTCGTGTTATCAACCACACAGCGGAAACCACCGCTTTGAGGATGTTCAAGGAAGGTGATACCGTTACGGATTGCATCTTCGTACTGTGTATCAGGATCAAAACCTTCAACAATACTTGCGTCAGGAGTGCTGAGCGCTTGTGCCGTCTGACGAACGCCAGAACAGTTAAGGTATTTGTTAGTCATAGGAAGACCAACAGGCGATCCACCGCGTGCACCAGCAAGTAGACATGCAAGAGCCCAAGGTTGGAACCACTTGATGTTACCATCTGAGTCATTCTGCTTAATATCCTGAATTACAAGCTGCATGCTTGCATCAGCAAGAGTTTGTGCAGCTGCTTTACTGTTCACAAAGGTATCCTTGATTGACAAGTATCCTTGACGCTCGCTACGCGCCTTTGTTGTACGCATTAGGCTGCAGTGAGTCTTAACGGCCTGGTGAATACCCGCAAGAGTATAGCTTGAACCAGCATCGGTTTGTGAATCAGAAATATCACTTCCAGAGTCTCGTGAGAAGAGAGGAACAACAGCATTAACACGAACTTTCTGGAATGCAGCAAGTGCATTTACGATATCTGCTGTTAATGTAGCTCCAACTCCGCCACCAGCAAGATAAGTTGTCGTTAGTGCATCAGGTAGACCAGCCACCGCTGAAGCGCCAGCCGTTAGACTTAGATTTGAAGAAGCTGCATAGAAGTCAGCAACTTCAGAAGCATCTTTCTTAATCTGTGCAGGAAGCCGTGACGAGTTGAGAGCAGATGTCAGTGCACCTACAGTGACCTGATCAAGAACGCTGGGCGCGAGTTGTCCAAAGAGTACACTCGAAACAGAAGCCATCCAGAGACCGCCAGTGCTTGCAGTAATGAAATCTGCAATTTGCTGAACAGTAGTGAAATTTGCCTTATTAAGCGTATACTCCGCAACGGCGTTGTTCATTAGGCGAATTGTGGTCGCATTGATGATGACCTGAGGGGTGACACCGCTTAGACGACCAATCTTTAGAACAACATTTCCACCAAGCGTCGCAGTCTCAGTTACAAGATCGCGTGTATTAGTAATGGTATGAATTGCCATATCTTCAGTAGAAGCAACAACAAGACCAGCTACAATATTGACTGTCCCTGCTCCGGTTCCTAAGAGAGTACCAGAGACAAGATCAAAGTTGCGACCATATCCTTCACGCTGAGGATTGCTTGTTGCAACGCGAGTTACTGTTAGAGTAGCCGTTGCGTCAGCAGCTCCACCGACTGTAAATGTCACTCCTGAGGGAACGCCACCAGACCAGTTACCGCCAGCAGCTAGCGCTGTTGTAAGCAATGCACGAGTAGTTGTTGCGCCAGGAACAGTGAATGTATTCGTTGCTCCACCATTAATTGCAAGAACTAAAGTTCTTGCGTTTAGTGCTCCACCGGTGAGATCAAAAGTAGCACTTGATGTAACAGTCGCTGAGGTTGCAGGAACAAGCGAGTTAGCTAAAGTAAGGCGATTTCCACCTGCGCCCCATTCGCGAGCAAGTACCGTACCCCAAGTATTGGCTAGAGTAAGCGATGCTTGCGTTGACGCGTTAGTCTTGTAAATATAAACTGCTTGAGCACCACTAGGAATCGCTCCATCGGCACCAGGAGCAAATAGGAAGTTGCAAGCATCTACGATAGGACCACTACGATATTGCTGCTTGATAGCAGGTAGTTGATCGGGGGTGAAAACGTTGTTAGCGATGTTAACTGCTGAACCAGGGAGACCCGAACTTGCTTCACCGAAAAGGGCAATTAGCCCAGTGGGACTAAGAGGAAAACCTCCGCCGAGATCGATTTGGCGCTTCGAGTATGAGCCAGGTTTATAGATTGTGGAACCATTGAATGATACATTAATTGCCATGTTGATCTCCTTAAGTTAAGATGCCTAATCTTTTTAAGTCTTCTTTACGTAAAAGACTCTTATTAATCTGTGGATATTCACTTTCGAACATGCGCCATTTAATTTCTGCATCTGGTCGCATATATCCTTTGATTTCGATTATAACACCATCACTTAGCTGAAAATCTGGTAGATAGATATGATTGTTACTTAAAGTGAATTTAGGTTCATAAGTCCATTCTTTACCTTGCTTATCTAACCAGCAAGCATATTTAACTTCCCAAGAACTCTTCATGTTGATGAGTCCCTTTGGCCCGTTGTAGACGTGTTTACTTTTATAATTTTTGTTTTGTATGGCCGCCGCTTGTGATAACTTGGCCTTAGTTGCTTCTGAATGAGGTTGTCGAGGATAGTGCTTAGCTCTACAAGTCTTAGAGCAATATTTTCTAGGTGTATTAGCTGCGCCATTTACAGAAAATGACGTATTACACGCTAAACAGCCATAAGTATATGATTTTTTATAAGGTGGTTGCCAATTGGCAACTCTTTTATAATTCGTATTGCGACAAACTAGTGTGCAGAACACCACGTCAGTTCTAGAGAGTTGACTAAGATATTTTAATACCTTAACACCACATCCCGAACACGTAAATTCCTGCTTCATTTTTACAGCTTAATGCCGTACTTAAACAAGGCTTGATCATAAGCCGCTATTGTGGCATTTTTTGAGAGTCCTTGACCTTGGAAGTCTGCTCGGATAATCTCCCGAAGGTGTTGGGGCGGAATTCGCTTCTCTCTCATGGCAAACCAAACATCAAACTCTACCGTTGGTTCTGGTTCGACAACAGGTTCTACTTCAATAGGTGACACCGCTTCGACTACTTTCTTAGATCTCGACATCGTCAGTTCCCTCAGTATCACCTATTCTACCAACCTTCATGCTAACATTAACTTCTGGCTCGACAAGCTCTTCGGCGGCCCAATCATTTTGAGTAGTGCAACGGTAACGAACCCACCGAGTCCAGATGTTATTACCCATCTTCTCAGCTTCTTTACTATAGTCAGATGCACTAAAAGTACCCATTTCAAGACCAAGGCGAACTAAAGATGGCTTGTATTTGAATAGTGTATAAGCTAAAATATAATAGAGCCATAGAACATGATCTCCGCCTCTATTAGCATGACAACCAATATCTAGCATTACCGAAAACGCAGCAGTACCTGTTTCGGCAACATTGTCAAATTGACCGCCAAAATCATCAAAAGCTAATTTAGCTTCATCTTCCTGTTCATTAGCTAAATGCACAGAAATACAAGGAACCTTTTGGGTGTTAAAAGACCAACTCTGAATTACTGGAATCTTAGTTACAGTAAACCACTCCCAGATCTTCTCAATATAAGCATCACCGTACTCATCGGCGAGCTCGTCTTTAGCGAAATCAGCAAAGATTTCTAAAAATGCAGTCTTATCAGTACGTAGCTTCTTAAAGCTATCGTTGATTACTCGTCTAATTGCTACTTCTGGAAGGGTCCAAGACATTAATACATATCCTCGTAAGTTCTTATTATATCTCTAATAGTGTCATCCAAGGAAGATCTTAGATTTTGATTAATAGCTTCTACTTCTTCAGTGAAATCTTTCTCTTTAGCAGGTTGTACCCACTTTTGCTGAGGATCTTGTTTACTAGTAGCTGTTTTAAATATCTGTGATCCGGCTGGGGCAATAACTCTAGCTCTAGCTTTAGCGTTTTCCATACGCTCAGCGGAAATGCGTCGCTGTTCATCTACAATATTTGTAGCAAAAGACGGTTTAACTGACGGTTTTCCTACAGGAACAACTTTATAAACACCGCTGCCATCCTTTATAGGCTTAGCGTTTTTTAACAAGAACGGTAGCATTGGTCGAGGAGGCTCATCAAAATTTAGTTGTCCACTTTCAGTTACTACTTCGAAATTTAAAGTATCAAAGCGTAACTGATTAATGAAGTCAGCACTTTCTTTTTGAGCGCCAACTTCAACTGCTTCATCAATAGCTTCTTGACCTCGGGCAGACACAGCAGCTTCTATCTCTGACCTAGCCCGAGAGATAATTATATTGATCGTTTGATCATCTACACCACGGATTTTAAGATGATCTCGCAGTCGATCTAGTTCAAAGAATACATTGGTGGCCATTACTTCCTCGCAATAGCACGAACTCGCATGTCTTCTAGAAAATTACCTCGCTCAAGATCTTCCCAGTCGTCTCCAAAAGAAATTGTAATCTTTCCGTTTGGTGAAATCTCAACCCGCGGCTTTGTAAGGTATGAATACAACCGATCATGAACTTTATTACTGTCAGCAGGGTTGGTCGAGTATGCTTCTACTGTTTTAGCCTTGCGAGGTTGATCTAGTTTAGCTTGAAGTTCACGAAGTTTAGCTTCAAGTTCGTCCATATCCTTGCCTACAGATTCAGCAAGTTTGTTATGCTTACCAGCAAGCTCATGTGTCGCTTCTTCAAGACGATCAAATAGCTTAAGAATCTTCGCTTCAACTTGTTGTAAGTCTACCGCAACACCATTTCGGATTTGTTCACGAATGGTTTCCATTTCTTGGTAGATTTCACCTAAATTGTGGCGTTTATAGTTGTCTACTAGATTGTGTAATCCACCATGAATTGCATCATCAGCAATTCCCTGATCCGAAACCATATCTAAAACGTTTGCGTCTTCAGGAAGGTACCATTCGAAGACAGACATAAGGGCTGCTGTTACTTCAGGAAGAGACTTATTCGTCCATTGATAGACAATCTTGTGGCCATCAGAAACTCGACCAGAATAAACATCATTCATGTGCTTGCGAATACTAATCTTATAGGTATCGAACTCGATTTCCTTAAATGATTCATCGGTCATATCACCAACAATCTTCTTAAGGTGCCGGAACAATCCTGTGCCAACTAATTTTAGAGCATCCCCGTGTGTTACTTCAAGGACAGCATCTCCACGCTGGCGGATAATGTTTTTTTCTAATGTCTCTAAAGAGACCATCCCTTTAAGGGATTTACCGAAGCGCTTTCCAATAAACTCTTTAAGAGGTGCAACACAGCACTCTCGCAATTTTTCCCAAGGAATGTCTTCAACTTCATACCATTTCCAAGTTTTAATTTCTTCAGTATTCTTAGGAGCACCGGAAGCAATTTCTGCTAAATACACAGTTCCTTGATTACCTTCACTAGTGCCTGACCAAATCGTAGTAGTGAGGCGTCCAATAACCCCTGACTCTTCATGTAGTTCCCGAAGTGCAGCATCTTCCATAGATTCATTGGGTTCTACGTGGCCACCAGGAAAAGCTAATCCACCTTTGCCGTGTGTGCCAAGGAGGATCTTGCCCATATTGTCCATAACAAGAGTAGCGGCGAAAGCATTACGGTTCTTGTAGAACTCTTCAAAAGACTTCTTCATGTCTTTCTTGCTTTTCTTTTCTTTCTCTTTTTTAGAGTGACGCTTGTGATGATCATCAGACCAACTACCGCCTCGGTCATTATCTTTTGATTCCGGGGCATCTTTACCAGGATCAGTGTACTTGGCGGCAATGCTAGCAGGAGGACGACCTCGAGGACCATCTTTCACCTTGCCGTGAAGAATCGCCATCATCATTCTGTATTGTTTCCTAGAAGCGGCAACGGGCATGGTTAATTCCTATGGTGTGTTCGTGATTACATTATAACTTAAAACATAAGTTAATTCTTTATGTCTTTAAGGGTTTGCAATCGTCTCTGTCTTACCAGGCATAAAATCTCGCTTAACGAGAATACTCTGAGGCAGGCGCCTAGCAACTTTTTCTCCCTGTCTCAGTTCTTGAGTAATTCTTAACTCTCGTAACGTCTGAACTACATAATACACGGGTTCAGCATAAAAAACCCAAGTAATGGGAGTTCCGTGTCCAGTATCTGTATTGTAATCTGGCTGTCTTCCTTCTACCCAAACAATTGCACCATTTGAGTTAATAGTAAAGTCTGTTCCAAGAACGTAAAATATTTGGACATTATTTACAATAGCTGTAGCATAGTCAACTTTTTGTATAGGATAGCGTAGTGCTTGAATATTGCCAGGTCTTGGCTCATATTCCTTGATTTCCCACATACGAACCGTAAAATCAGGAATTTTAAGTTTGTCGTAAGTGTTAAAGTCAGCTTCATCACCATTAGGATATTCGGTTGGAGCAGTTACAGTAGCCATACCAATTTCCCAAACGCCATGGGCTTCGAAAGTTTTCTGGATAGAGTTACCACCAAAAGTAGCCCAAATCTCTCGTTCACCATAGTGGATGAAACCGTTATTATCGCAAAACTGACAATTGGGTTCATGCCCGTTATTGTCCACTGTTTGGATATTTGGACAGGGTGCGGCCTTTGAATGCAACATGCGAATACCACGATTTGTCAGAAGTTGATCAAAGCTTACTCCTAAAATACTAGGGTCAGGAATAAGCGGCGGCATAGGAGATTCAACACTAGTTGCCGTTTTAGTTGGATAGATTTTTGAGGGTTCGTCGAGTGCCATGACCTAAATTATACATCAGCCTGACATAGCACTTCAAGACTTAAAACAGTATAATCATTATGTGCTACAAGATAAAGTTGCTATTTTGCAGGAAATTATTGATCGACAAGGCGATTGCCGCGATATAGCTTGTCCCGCAGTTTGTAAACGATGTCCTTTAGGCAATAAGTCTATAAATGGACGTAAGGTTAACTGTATGGACTACCTTAATATCACTTCAGAAATGCAGTCGGATCAAATATCCGAAAAGTACGCTAAAGCAGCCGAAGACGAACTTTTCGAAATAGAGATGGAAGGAGTGCTTTCAGCGGACTAGAATAGCATCCGGTTTACGCAAAAAGCACCAATTTCTATATATAAAGCCTACTAATAAAGTATCCGAGCGATACCCCATAGAGGCAATTCGCTCGGATAAGTGTAGATTCTCAATAGTAATTAGAAAACGAATAAAAGAGTTTTCAGCGTCTATTACATACTCTTCAGCATACATTTACTCATTCTACTACTTTAAATGTAAAGCCATCCACTGATAAAATCCGTTATTGCCTTCAAGGTCGGTAGGAGTTTGCATGGTTATAATATTTTTCTCAATAAAATATAGGAAATAAAGTTGCGTTCTTAGTTGGGTTGTCTTCATATCAGGCTCTCCAGTATATTTTAGTTCCAAGGTAGACTCCTTTTGCGTAGAGAAATACGATCACACTTACAACAGTGCAAGTCCTCCTTGATTTTGAGAGATTGTGTCGGGCTGAAGTAGATTCATTCTAAGTCCGGCGTGCGCTATAGAACTTCTCTACTATTATATCAGTACCACAGATCAACCATGTTAGATGCTGTATCGTATCGCGACCGATGCCGACGCACGAACCTGTCTATATCATTTCGAGAAATAGAAAAACCAGTATAGAGTTTTATCTTAAATAAAAAATAAAACAGACGATAAGTTACATCTCGACATGCCCAGGCACTAGCGCTGAGAGGCATAACTTGCTTCGTTACGATACTCATCCGACGGCTCCTAACATTTTCTTAATCAGAAGCCAAGTCTGAACGTTCAATTTCTTTTTTGAGAAAAGTTGAAGTTTGCGGAGCGTTCTAAAAAAGCGAAAGGTACTTTTATAGATGGCTGCACGCGAACTCATGAGTATGTTATACAAATTATTTCTTAACTTCTTTAGCGCTAATAGGTAATTCGCTAAAAACAACTCGAAGGATGGCCAAATGAGCTGACGCTTCACTTACGAGTTGTAGTTTTATAAGACTGCGTAGAAAGGGAACCACGCGATCTCTTCCCTTTTTTACTCTTATTTCTCTTAGCATTGGCTGTCCAATTATACAAGAACAAATCTATTTGCCTTGTTAAGCCAATTCTAAGCTGAAATAATCCAAGTTGATATAGACACCGAAAAAAGATATAAGCTGAGTCTATACCTGTATCTTGCATTTGTACGCTCGGGACTATGTGACTTATTAACTATATCACTTAAAGTGATTATTAACGCGTAGTCCAAACCGTATTGAGGATATTAGACGTGCGTTTGTTTACTATAACGCAAAAATCAGCATATGAAGACTCTGAACATAAACCAACCATTCTAGCAGTATATAAAAAAGTCCAAAGATATCGTCGGTAATAAAAAGCATAATCAGCTATTTCCGCACTGTTTTTGTTAAACAAATTTTCAGGTATTGGAATCACACTTTTTATCGCTTTATGATTGCAGAATTTTCTAAATAATAAAAAACTCGATTTTCTACTTGATTATGAACTGTAGCATAGGAAATATACGAACAAAGACGCAATTCTCTCATTGTCCAGAAAAAAGTTAAAGCACTATGTCTATAATAATGTATATTGTTAACTATTTCAGCTCGAGTTGAAGATGAAAGTAATTTTTTAGGGATTATCATTGATGGCGCCGCCAAAAGTTTACCGCCCCTTATCGCCTTGGCCAACCTAAAGTAAGTCTATGAAAGGCTGCCTCAGTTTTTATCCAAGATAAATGTTCTTGCCATAACTTTAAGCGCGCACACTTAGACATAAAGCTTAAAAATAAGTTATAAGCATGTTCGTCTGCAATTCCTCGTCGAACGTGTACACTGGCGTAATAAGTATTCATTGTTTTTGATATTTAGAAAGGTTTTTCATTAAATACGTTCGACTCTGAAAATGTCCATAAGCATTTCCCCATGGAAGTGACTTAATAAGTCGAAGTTCATACATCACAATAATTAACGAGTCATACCACATGTCTACGGGAGGAAGTGACATACACTCTTCGAAAGTACAAACGATCAAATATTGTTGTATAGTGACTATTTTTTACTAATTTTAGAACAACGATTATTCGGCAAAATGGTTTTATTACTTCCCAGTCAGCGTATTGTAGGTATACCATTATCTGCCGTTATTTTCGCCGTTGCTCAATATGAGCATTAACACGCTTGGTATATACAACACTTAATGCCAACATATACACCTTATAACTAATAAGTTGTGATTTATAAAGTAATGACATCAAATCGTGCATACGTGTATACTTGTCTGGACTAAAATCTTTTTCTTCCATTGAGTATATTCTCATTTCGGATATTCTAATCTAGTGCGACACTCAGCCCGCGCCATAAGAGTGCTCTTAGTTGAAAATAATTGTAGCCAAAGACATACTCTAAGAAACCTCAAAATAAGATCTAGTTTAAACGGGGTAAGGCGCATCATAGAGTTCTTGCAATAGTGAAATACGTCTGCCAACTAATCAAATTTAAACGGCGGATAACAATCAAAAATTCTAAGAGGAATGATTCCATGGTTCGTATATGTAAATAGGTTGATTCTTAAAACCATTTTGTCGATAACGAAGTTTTATACGCGAATCCAGATAAATAACCCAACTTATGAGCCCAAGTGTATAGATAGTATCCATAAATATTAATCGGCTACTCTCAGCAGCAATGGGATTCAAGGGATATGTCCTAATAAACGACGCAACGTTAAAAACTTACTTCGACTTATAATCTTAAGTCGAAAAAGAACGTGAAGTACTTCTATTATGTAATAATCCTTTGCTTGCTCAATCATCAACCGTATCTTTCCAGACTTTAGCCCAAGTTGTAAACTCAATAAGTTTAAGTTCCATCATTATTCGGAAGATAGTTATCATTCGCCATCGTTCATTCGTTTGCATGGATACCTTCGAGCGCGTGCATGTGCATGAATATATCCAGCTAAACTAATAAGTTTAAATTTAAGAATAGCTGCTAAAACCCCATTAAACGATAACGAGGGTCTGCCGAAACTCTATTCATAAATAGTATACAAACGCAATTTACGTAAAACGTAGATAAACTCAAACACACGATAATGACTTTTTTTGTCCATTTTATCAAACTCTTCTTTTATAAGAATTGACTACGCATAAATAAGTACCAAAACTAATTAACTTAAGCCGATGTAAGTAAAAACATAAATTATATGCTTTTGTAATACCAGCAAAAGTATTCATAAATCTAATTTTAACTTAACACGAACGATAGCATCATGCCAAGTACTTTCAAAATTATGAAACGATAGTATACCTTACGGATCATATCTTGAATAAAGATAACAACGAATACGAAAAGTTTCTGCACTTAAAAAAGCTTCATAACTTATTAAATGTAGAAAATACATCGTCTTTATTATAAAAGTCCGAGCTCGATTAGCATCTCCATTTTCGTATTGTAGATCATAGTTTGACAAGTGGAACTCCACTTAAATCAGTAAGCTCAATACCTGCTGATTTGCTCAGTTTTAACTTATAAACTACATAAAGCAAAAACTCAATGTTGAGTTGGCTAAGTAAGGTCATTTGATATTCGTTCTCATCCAATACCAATGATGAAGCCCAAGCCTCCTCATGATGTCAACTAGATTAAGTATCATGTACGCAGTAGCTTGGGCTTTAAGGTTTGACATAACCAATATACCTGACTCCTAGAACATACCTAGGATGACGCTTTGTAAGTCCAAGCAAACGCATGAAGAATATCAATCTCTTCGTGTGCCACTCACTCCACCAGGGATCTTGAAACTCAATGTTTGACATAACCAATGTAACTTTCTCGGTATAAAAATGTTGGCCACTTTATTACAAGTCGTAATCTATATAACACGGCCATAAATTTTATACAATGCGTTTCACTACTTATCATTTTTTCATAGCTTGACATAGTTTATCTGCGTGCCAGATACCATGCGCCTTGACCCCAATGTATCTGCCGAGCGTACGCGAGGCTGTCATTGCTGACAAGGCCCAGATCCCTGAGGAACATAATGAACCACACCTTGTGTGAGCGCCGGAAGTAGGGCGTGTTTAGTTCTGCTTTCCATGACGGCCCGGTAGGTATATCACTAGTTAAATCTATAACAGAGACCGTCTTCATCAAAGTACCGCCAAGTGTCATAAGATATGAGATTAAGTTCTTTTAATACAAAGATGAACCTGTTAATACTTTTGATTATTTTAAATTCTATTTCCAAATGTTGGACCCCCGCTGCATGGTGTTGTACTTATACACTACGTCAAATCTTGTCTCCGTTGAAATGAGACAAAAGAGGTTGAGTGTGCGTATAAATCTGATAAATAAGGAGTATTTCAACATGTGGATACATTGTTTCGGATTGGGGAAAAATGTACTAGTACCTAGTATTGTACCGGTACCGTGTTTTGCCTAATAGGCAACTGAGGTAGGCCACATGTGAATACGTGCTGAACATATTGAAAAGTGCTGAAAAGTGTGGCCATCTGAGAGTTTGGGCGGAGAGTACCACTCCGAAACTAGGGTTCCCTATGAACGGCGAGGCCAGCGGGTAGGCCAAAACCGAACATATATCATCTCGTCCTACCGAAGAGATGATCACCTGTTGTCCAACGCAGTAAAACTGAATGGAGATGTCATGACTCAAGGCGACGTGGTGTTTCAGGCTGTTGTTGCGGTCTTCGGCGTTGACGGCGAGCTGAACGGAGCTGTGCCCGAGACCAAGGCATGGACGGATGAGCAGAAGCGCGAGGTGCACGGCAAGGTCTTCATCGCCTTCAAGACTGGAGTGACGGTGAAGTCGAGCGGTGGAACGGACGACGCTTCGCTCCTGAAGTACATCCCTGGTCTGGTGAACAACTGGGTCCGAAAGGACCTGCGACTCAACGGCGGAGTGAAGTACACGGCGAAGAACCCCGGAAGCCGAAGCGGTGGCGGGGACGAGATGATCAAGAACATGAAGATCCTCCTCGGAGCAACCACTGATCCTGACGCTCGCCTCGCGATTCAGGCCGAGATCGACAAGAGGATGGAAGAGATCAAGCCGAAGGTGACGATCAACATCGACGCTCTGCCTGAAGCTCTCCGCCACCTCGTCAAGCAGTAAGCTGATCGGAACAACACCTCTCCCAACTGGATAACGGTTGGGAGAGGGATTGACCCGAACAGAAAGGACGATATGATCTACTTGGCTGGCTGGTTCTTCGCTTCTCTCCTGATGGCTGCATTCCTCCACCTCTGCCGTATCGGAAAGCACTGACATGAAGATCGGAACGAAAGTGGCTCTGACTCAGTACGATGGTCTTGGACGTCGTATCATCACGAAAGGAGTGATCGTTGGCTTTGTCAAGGACCTGAATGGCTCTGACCGAGCCGTGATGGAAGGGAATGACGGAGAGTTCTACGTCAAGCTCGTTGGCTTCTTCACTGTCGAGTAGTTCAACTCAAGCAAGGAGATGCAATGTCATTTCACACGACCGGCTGTTCACTCGAATGGGAACTGAGCAACTTCGATCCTTTCGTTCGCTGCCACGACCTGAAGTTCGAGGTGAGTGACGATCCGCCGATGGCAGCGTGGTTCA